AACAAGTTTGGCAGTGGAGATGCTGGCGTTCGTAACACCAATCGTGATTTGACCGCTTGCAGGGCTGTTGTCAGTAATGGTGAGGGAGTCACCAGCAACAACATCAGTGGTTAGAGCAGTATCAATCTTGCTGTCGATACGACCATCAATAGCCCCTGTAGTGGCAGCGTGGGCGTTATCAGCCGTCCAAGGCTCAGCAGAACCAATAAAACCACCAAGGACTTGAAGGTCACCAGTACCAGTGGTCAGAGCTGCGTAAGTATCACTAAATTCTTGAAGACCAAAACGAATCTGGTTATCAGCGTTGTTAAGGTCTTGAGCAGTTAGTGTTGAACCTGCGGTATAAACCACAGTTGCATCACTAATGTCTGTAATTCGACTGATGCTAACCGTTGCGTTACTAACAGCAACACCCAGAACAATTGCAGTACCAGCGCTGTTAAAGGTGTAATCAGTACCTTGAGTTTTAAGGGTGCCGTTAACAGTTACAGCAATATCAGCTTGACGCAGATACGGAATTGGATCTCCGCTGCTGTTAGTTAGAGCAAACGTTGTACCAGAAGCACTGGTGTAAGTAATTGATGCGTAAGCCATTACTGGGCACCTCCGGTCAGACGATTTTGAAGAACAAGCTGTTTCATTTCTGCGGGAGCTTTATAGCGTTGACCGGGAAGATCACCCATTAAGAATTGCTCCTTAGCAATACTAATTAGTTTATCAACCTCGTTCTTAAGAATTACTCGCCGCATATTATCTTCACGACCCCAATTAGGATCCTGAACAAGGCCCATAGAACCCATACGGAACGGAGAGTCAACAGAAGGGTACTGTTTGTACTGTTTGCTGTTTACGAGGTCTTTGAGATAAGCGTGAGCACCTTTGTACTGTTTGTTAAACACAGGGTCGTAATACTCAAGTTCAGAGTTGAAGAAGTGGTTAAAATTGTTAAGAACAGCTTCATTGATACCAACCCCATCAGAACTAAACAAAGTTTTACGGGGTCCAGGAGTTAAGGTTGTAACAATTTCATTAGCAACATCATCTTCTCCGAGCTTGTCAGGGAACAGCCAGTAGCGCCCAAGGACAGCTTGAACGGGATACCATTTACCAGCGTGGTTGGCGTTGACAGTGGTTCCAGGTTTGCCGTACCAAAGGGCTTTACGAGACGCTGTACGGAACTCAGGCTCGTTACGGATAACAGACACCAAAGCATCAGCAATGACGCCTACAGGGCTGTACTCAGAGGCAATACCAAAACTTCCAAATGAGGAATCCAGGATGCTGTTACCAATGTCAGACATCGTGATTCCTTTTTCACCAAGCTTCCCAGTTGAGTAAAAGCCTTTATCAGCAAAACGAGTTACAGGACTTGCAGGTTTACGAGGATCAAAGCCTTGAATAACAACCTTTCTGAGATTGAGGTAAGGATCACTGACCTTAGCTACAGAATCTGCAATCAGCTTTTGCATCCGAGATACATCACCAGTACCTGCTGCGGTGAGAGCTTTGATTACTCGATCAAAACCAGCAATGGCAGGGGTTTCCAGAATGGTGTTTGCAAGAGAAGCAATAGCAAGAGCAAAAGCACCAGAGGTATCTCGGCCAGGTGAAAATTCTTGAAGATCTCTAATACTGGCGTGGAAAGCAAGAGTGTTGCCAATACCAGGAAAATAACGATAAGGAAGCATCATGCCGCCAATCTTCCAGGTATAAGGATCACGAGCACCTTCTGTTTCTCGGTAAGTGTTTTCAAGACCTCCAGTTAAGTCTTGATTACCATCTCTAACCAAAAAGAAAGCAAGAGCATTGATTCCAAGAGCCATAGCCAAAGCTCCTTGAGCACGGTTACGGACTTTTGGATCAGAACTTACATACTTGCTTTCAAAATCAATGATGTCTTGAAGGGTTTTAGCAGGAAGACGATCTGCAATGCTTTCAGGCAACGCCTTCATGCCAGTAGAAAGACCAGCCCTAAAAGCATCAAGACCAGCTTGACCAACTTCACCGCCGTAAGAAATCATTACAGCACGTTTAATTCCGTTAATAGGAGAAGTAAGGAACGGAAAAATGTCACGACCAAAAGCAGCAAGAACAGGGTGCTTGCTATTACGCAGAGCGTTTACGGCATCAGCAGTGTTAGCCAAAGGACCAGTCAACTCTTCAGTAAGGTTGATGGCACGAGTCAGTTGAAGAATTTGGTTATCAAGAACTGAGTAACCAATTGTCTGCTGATCAAAGCCAACCTTGACTGGCTTGTACATATCAGACATTTCTTTGTTTAAACGTCTTGCAATTTCCTCAGCTCGATCTGCAAAATCAATTACACCAGCAGAAATTTGTTCATCAACTTCCTTATTCACAACAGCCCTGACGTGAGCGTTGGCAAAGAGAGCGGTAGTAAACTCATCAGCCGCTGCAGAAAGTTGCATAGGCAAAGTAAGGTTTACGTTTTCACCACCTGGGTAATAACTCTTCTTACCAAGACCCATACCGCGAAGGGCAGTGGTCGTGCCACCCATGACGTACTTACCAAACCAGCTCCGCTTCTCCCAAGCCTCAGCAGGCATGAAGTAATCGTGGAACGCCTTGAGAAACACTCGGCTGCCGTTAACGGTATCAAACAGCTTGTCATCCTTTTCACCGCGTTCCATGACGTAGTTGACGAAAGGAATCTTTACTTGCTTCTGAGCAAGGTCCTGAGCGATTGCTTCTTCACGACGCAAACCACCAGCCCTCTGGATCTCGTAGGCGCTGTCAGCGGCCTGTGCAGGGTCTGAAATTGCCTTGCCATACACAAAACGGTTGTAGGTAGCTTCAAGAGCTTCTCCAAGTGCAAAGCGAGTTTGAAGAATTGTGTCAGCAGAGATACGAGCTTCTTCAAGAGATTCTTTAGCGTATTCAGTTTTACCAAGCCACTTAGCTTTAGCTGCGTCAATAACACCAGAAACTGATTGAAAACCTAACTGTATGTAAGTTTCAGGAACACCCTGAATAGGAATTGAAGAAATAGTTGCAGGGTTAGATAGCGGAGAACCAATCTGCAAACGAGCCAGAACTGCATCAGCAGTGATTTCAAGGTCTTTCAACTTGCTGATGTCACCTTGAGATTCATAAATCTTTTCAACAAGACTTTCAAGACCAGCAAGGTCGTCATCAGTCAGATCTTCGTCGTCGCTGATCTTTTTAAACAGATCACCGTAATGCTCTTCAAGTTCTGCTTTAGCTGCTTTGGTTTTGTCAGCAAGAACATCAGCAAAGTTCTGGTTATCACCAAAGGTGGCTAGTTCTTGGTTAAAGCGACTGAACAGCACTTTGGGGTCTCCAGCAGCAAACTGAAGGCGGTTACGACGGTCAAACAACCGAAGAGCGTTACCAACGCCATACATCATCTCGTTAAGAGCTTTGGCGTTAGCGACGAAGACTTGAAAATTAGTCTTGAAGTTATCCAGAGCAGTGACACGATCAAGACCAGGAATATCTTCATCGTTCATGATTTTTCTGAGGTCCCGAGCAGCAGCCAAAGCAGCAGAAGCGTTGGAGTCCAGGGTTGCAGTAGGAACCATAATCTTGTTCAGGTTCTTCTGAATGTCCTTACCAACCTGCTCAGCGCTAATAAACTCAGCCAGTTGATTGAGCCTGGAGTCACCACCCATAAACTCAGCAAGCTTACGAATGGCTAGACCGTACTGCTGAGGAAGGATTGCGTCACGATCAAAGGTCTCAAACAGCGCTTTAACAGCAGCAGCGTTGTCAAAGCTGCCGGTGTATTTAGTAGCGCTGGTGTTATAAATTTGGAACGCTTTATCAGCAATGTCTTCGTCACCAGTTTTAGCGATTAGACGCTTTTGTTCCTTAAGAGCGTCTTCATAGCCCTTGGTGAAGTCCCGAAGGTTTTCAAAGGTCTCACTAGGATCCTGGTTAATCTCAAGGTCCCTGTTAACTTCACGGATTATTTCGCGTTGGTTAACAGCAATGTCATCACCAGGGACGCTTTCATTCAGAGCACGGTTAGCTCCAATGGTGTCAGTGTCGACAACAATTTCACCGTCATCAGTTTTGGTTACAGGAACCTGATTAACGACAGGACTGTCTGGCTTGGGAATAACCAACGAAGCAGGAGGTTTAATAGCTTCCTCAAGATCAGGAGTAATACCCTGAGCCATAGTTTGCTGAAGGTCTTCAGGGATCTCAGGAACAACAGGGGCCAAACCACCGTTGTCGATGACTTTGTTATGAATCGCATCAACACGGTTGATAAAGGTATTGATGAACTCAGGGTTGAGGTTACCGCTAACAACAGCAGCCTCACCAGCGTTCAGGAGATCCTTGAGTTCCCCGTAAGCCTGACCAAAAGCATCTTTCAGGGTGTAATCAGTATCAATCTCATCAAGGCGGTTTTCACGGAACAGCAAAGCGTTGTAGCTTTCCAAATAACCAATACGCTCATCGTTCAGCTTGTCGAGAGTATCAACAAGAATCCGAGCGTCGTTAAGGGAGTTGGTAAAAGCAATAGAAGCAGTGTTACCTTCAGCCAGCTTTGCTTCTAGTTGAGCAATCTTTGAGGTCCGCTCAAGATCAAGGTTGTCAAACTCTTGCAGTTGCGTTTGGAGGATCCGAAGGCGATCAAGACGCTCAGCAGCTTGAGCAGCCATACGGACCTTGGTGCTGTTCTTGCTGGCTTTCTTACCAGCACCAGTGGACTTGTTGATCCAATCAGGATCCTTGGCAATAGCCTCCTCGTAGGCCATCAGACGGGCCTCTAGGTTGGCTTGTTTTGCAGCAACTTGCTCAGGGGTATTTACGCCCAAAACGCTTCTGAGAGAATCGATCTCGGCTGCAACATTTGCTCGTTCAGGTCCCACAGTAGGGACAGCTTCAAGCTCTTGTGTCAGCCGCTGGAAGTCAGGAATCAGCTCTTGTTGACGCTGCAGGAACGATTCAGCACCAGCACGGGCACCAAAAGCAATCTGAGCTACGTTCTCGTCGATTTTCTTGTACAGCTCAGACGTAACAGCTCCCAGACGATCCTGGATGACCTCGTTAGCCTTCTTGACACCCTCAGCCTCTACCTCCTGACGGATCAGCGGGAGAGCCTCCTGAGTGGCCTCCTCCATGGCTTGTTGAGCAGGGATACCACTGGTGGCTTTACTGAGGAAGCGGTTAGCCAGGTAGAACGTCCCACGAAGGGCAGTGGTAGCAGCTACACCAACACCAACGTTTTTGAACTGCTCAAAGGCATAGTTAAACTTCTCAGGGTTCTCAGCACGAAGAACCTCAGCAGCACGGATGCGCTCTTCAGGAGTCCGAAGGTTTTGAATTTCATCCAACTCTTTTTGCATTGCAGCAGGAGGCTGAGGCATAAAGAACATCGCATCTTGGATGCTTTCAGGCAAAACGTCTTTGATCAGGTAAGACGCCATAACCCGAGCACCTTGAGCCAGGTCTTTGTTCTTCCAAACATCAGACAGCTTTTCAACTGTTTGGATGGTTTTACCAGCAAGACCAGGAGCTTTGGTCAGTTTGTTAACGCCAAGGTCAAAACCAATAGCAGCGCCAACTTGAGAGGCAAGACGACCTACAGCAGTTTTAGGTTTGATGTTTTGCTTAACAAATTCGCTGTCGTCACTAAACGCAGGACCAATGATCGGAGTCTTGGGTTTGATGCCGTAGCTAAAGCCTTGGGGATCCCGGCCAGTCTTCTGAAGAGCTTCAATGGCTGCTTGAGCGTTCCTAGAGCGCTGCTCAACCAAAGCTTTGTCAGTCTCACCCATGGCGCCTACAGAGCCACCACCGGCTAAAGCAGCACCAAGGTCAATACCTTGCGTTACAGCCCCAATCTGCTCCATCGCAGCAATAGGAGCGTTAACGATTTGACGGGGAATGTCTTGAACAATCCGACGTGCCTCGTCACCAATGGTTTGCTGGGTGCCAGGGATCTTTGCCTTTGCAGCACCTTTAACAGCCATAAACGGCTGCACAAGGGGTGCCAAGGGACCAGCAAGGAATTGAGTAGCTGCAGCAGTGCCAGCACGCTTCAAAGCACCACCAGCTTGGTCTTGGATGAACCTACCTAGATCAAAACCACGCTTAGGCTGTCGCTGAGGTTTTGCTTGAGCTTGAGGTTTTGCAGTCGGTTTGGGGGTAGTTCCACCCATTTGAGGGGTAGCTCCTTGTCCCCACTCTTGCTGGTACCGCTGCTGGGCCTCATTGGGGTCCTGAATGAAAACGCTTTGACCGCTACGAGTGGGGATATAGGG